GTCAGCTATCTCAGGAACAAATAATAATTTAATGGCTTCAGGATTGACAGCAGTTGAGAATGCTTTACTATCAGAAGAAGAGAAAATGATAAAACTAAGACAAAGAGGTATGATAACATAATGTACGGTTTGGGTGGTATGATAGACGTGATCTATCGGGAGCTTATAGCGGGGGCTATAAAATAATGGCTAATAAACAACAAGACGCACTGCAAAGAATAGAGTCACATGAAAAGCTGTGTCGTATCATGCAAAAACAAACTTATGATAGGATGCAACAACTTCAAGGACAAATAACAAGAATAGAAAGAATATTGTTAGTATCTATGGGTGCAGTTATGTCAGGTATGGGTGGTGTAATTGTAGTTCTTTTACAAAAACTTTAATTACATATACATCCAAAGAAATCACCAGTGCCATCTTTCATTACATGAGCATTAATTGGATAATCATAATAAGTTGTTAAATGCAATCTAAGTACATCGCAAAGATTAAAGCAATCTACTTTACCTAATAATTTTATACCATCTGTCATGGTTTTTGTGACCTCTACCAAATAATACACTCCATCATTAAGTATTATTAAATCCATTCTTTTAAATCCTCACCTAAAATTTCATTAGCAATATTTATTTTATTACGTAAAGCTTTTACAATCCTATCATCAATAGTATTTTCAGCAATAATATCAATGTATGTCATAGGTTTTGTTTGTCCAATACGATCAATACGTGCTTCTGATTGTTGTCTTTTTTCTAAATCATATCCATTAGAAAAATAAATCATTGTACTAGCAGCAGTTAATGTAATACCATAACCACCTGTATGTGTAGTACCTACAAAGAATCTACATTTATCATCATTTTGAAACTTCTTTATATTAGTTGATCTTTGATCTTGTGTTGTCTCACCAAAATAATCTACAACAGAATCCTCACCATATTTATTTTTTATTTCTCCAATAATTCTTTTTACATCATGAGTATAATGTGACCATATAACCGCTTTGTTATGTACATTTTCTAGTATGTCCATAAGTTCAGTTACTCTATTACATGGTAAATTTTTTATTGTGCCATCGTCAGCTGTGAAATGTCCACAAGTTATTTGATGCAGTCTCATTAATTGAGTCATAACTGTTGCAGAAGATTGCATTTTGCCATCAAGAAAAGCAATGGCCTCTTGTTTCATTTGTGCATATACTTTCTTTTGTTCTTTAGTTAACTCTACTGTGTGTTTCATCCACGTTTTTTCTGGTAGATCTAGACAATCGTCTTTTAAAACTCTTTTAGAAAAAGGTTTTATTTTATCTGATAACTCACCTAAATTTCTATATCCTACAACTATCTCTACTTGTCTGCCAGATACCTGTATTTTTCTTGTTACAGCATAACGAGCCTTGAATGTCCAATAAGAAGAATGACCTAAGAGCCAGGGGTCAAGGAACTCACATTGACTAAATAAATCTAATGGTGATTTAGTCACAGGAGAACCTGTTAAGATCCTCCTGTATTTAGCTAGCTCCCTCAGCGCAATAATACTTTTAGTTCTTTTTGTAGTAGGAGTTTTAATAGTTGTAGATTCATCTATTGCTATCATAGCATTATGTGCTGATAAAAATTTATGTGCAAAAGAAGGCCCATCAGAGGATGAAAAGGCTTCTACATTCATTATTAAAATATGAAACTCAGTTCCTGTCTTAAACAAAGTATTTAATAAATTTTTTTGTTTAGCTGACTTATCTGAAGTTTTCCACAAAACTATTTTTTTAAAAATATGATCTGGTAAATGTGTAGGTATCTCCGAGTCATACCAGTTTTTATACACACCTTTAGGTGCAATAATTAATAGTCCATTGATCTTACCTTTATCATAAAGCATGGCAGCATTATCTAATAAAACCTTAGATTTACCTGTACCCATCTCCATGAAATACGCAAAATTTTCTTTATCCCAAGAATCTTTTAATGCATCTAATTGATGCTTATATGGTTGTGTTTTAAATTTATAATTTATCATAATATATACCTTTACTTTTCTTTCTGAGGTACTATATATGAATAGAAAGGTAAAAAGTCAATGGCAAAAGTTTATTTAGTACAAGACATTCCTGTCGATAGAGAAACAGGTAAACCAAAATTTGATATGACGCCTGCAATAAAATATGGCGAAATTAAGACAATGTTTCCCAGATTAAAACAAATGCAGTTTTCACCAGGTCCTTTAATTTTAGAAATAAAAAATAGTTTAAAAGATTTTACGTCAGAAGATTATCTATTATTGTATGGTGACCCTGCTCTTATTGGGGTGGTATGTTCTGTCGCAAGTGATATTACTAATGGAAAATATAAATTATTAAAGTGGGACAGAATAGCATCAGGTTATTTTCCTATAGAGATAAATCTTTTTCAAAAGTAGTTGACAATTAGAAATTAGTTTCTATATTGTCAGCATGAAAGTAAATAATAAAGAGGTAAAATATGACTGTTAGTCTACGTGACGATGCACCAGATCAAGTTGATGTTATAGATCCAACTGAATTATCTGAGGTTATCGAACAATATAAATCTGTAGCAGCGCAGATATTAGCTGCAGAAAGTAAACTTAAGGAACTAAAAGCACAGGAAAAATATATTAGTAATTTTAGTATACCTGAGATTATGAATAAAATGAATCTTAGTACAGTTAAGTTAAAAGATGGTTCTGAACTATCTGTTAAAAAAGTGTACAGTGCCACTATGAAGGCTGATAAAAAGCCTCAGGCGATACAATGGCTTCGAGACAATGGCTTAGGTGATATTGTGAAAAACGAAATCACAGTTAACTTTGGTCAAGGCGAAGAAAACAAGGCAATGGCTTATGCTACCCTTGCACGGGGTCAAGGTTATGAACCGACTCAGAAAGAAGCGGTTCATGCCATGACTCTAAAAGTAACCATGGAAGATTGGAAGAACAAAGGAAACGAAGTTCCTGAAGATCTTTTTTGGACGTTTGATGGTAATCAAACGAAAATAAAAAATAAAAAATAAATAATAAGAGGTAAATATATATGTCAAATACAGACACTCAAATGGTAAAAAAGAATAGTGCAGGCGCATTATCACCAGTTAACTTAAGAGCTGATTCAGGCAAAGGTACTGAAGAAATTAAGGCGAGCGATACTTCGACTCCGATCTTAAAGATTCTTCATCAACTTTCTCCAGAATGTAATGAGAGAAGTGCCAAGCATGTGCAAGGTGCACGACCTGGTATGATATACTCAGGCAGTTTTGGATCTTTAATTAGTGGGGACAAAGGACTAGATATAGTTATTTGTCATTCACAAACTAGATTTCCAGAATGGCAAGAGAGAGGAGATAGCGCAGCAGCTCCTGTAGGTACTCACATGGAACCACCTGCAGATGCCGTAGAAGAAAAGAATGGAAAGTACAGATTATCAAATGGTAATTACTGTGAGAAAACTATGTACTTTTATGTTCTTGCATTGACAGATGGCGAAGTAAGAAAAGCTGTTATTCCAATGAGATCTTCTAACCTAACACCAGGTAGAGAATTAAATAATTTAATTCAAAACTTGAGAGCAGAAGATGCTAAAGGTACATTCAGACCTGCAGCATACTCAGCTGTGTTCAATCTTAAAACAGTAGGTAAGAGTTGGGGAGATAAGAACTGGCATGTTTATAAACCTTCTAAAGTTAGAATGTTAGATTTATCTAATAAGAATGACTTGGATGTTTATGAAACAGCTAAGAAGCTTCAAGAAGAAGCTTTTAAAGGTTCAGCTAAACCTAAATACGAAAAGGTTGACTCTACAAAGTCTCAAGATATTATCTAATATCTTAAGAAGAGTTTGTACAAACGGGGCGCTGAAGGGAGACTGGAGGCGCCTCAGAATAAAAGGATGTGATGAAAGATTTTATAAAGTATTTTAGTGGGCTCACTAGAAACTACGGCGTATGTAAAACAAATCAAGGTTATACTGACCCAGAAACTGGTAAGAAAAAATACAAGCACGAGTGGTCCCAAGAAAAAGTATCAGACAAAGATTACGAAGATCATTTAAAAGGAACTAAATCAATAGGTATTCAACCATGCACTGATGAAGGCACAGCTAGATTTGGTGCTATCGATGTAGACAAATATCCAATTGATAGAGAATTTTATTTAAAAACAATTCAAGAAAAAAATTTACCAATCATACCAATACTATCTAAAAGTGGCGGTCTTCATTTGTATGTCTTTACGACAGAGTTTGTAAAAGCAATAGAGATCAGACAGTTTTTAGAACAGATGCTTTATGTGTTTAAACTATCAATCAAAACAGAAATTTTTCCAAAGCAAACAAATTTAAAATCAGATGAAGATAATAAAACAAATGGTAACTTTATAAATCTTCCTTACAACGGTCAAGACAGAAGAGCATTGTCACCAGATGGTGAAGAAATGTCATTAGATTTATTTTTAAAATGTGTTGAGTTAAATGCTGTAAGTAAAAAACAATTAAAAGATATTCAAGAAAAAATTATATCAGATGAATTAAAAGGAAGCGGTGAAGAATTTGAAGATGGTCCACCATGTCTAGGAATATTAACAAAAGATATAATGGAAGATGATAGAGATAGATTTTTATACAACTACATGGTCTTTGCTAAGAAAAAATATAAAGATAATTGGAAAGATAAAATAGTACAAGCGGCTAGAAACTATTTTAAATTTGACTCAAAATGGACAGATGATCATGTTAAATCTAAAATTAAAAGTTGGGACAAAGAAACAAAAGGTTATCAATGCAATGGAGAATTGTTATCTCCTGTTTGTGTTAAAGGTGTATGTGTAAAAAGAAAATATGGTGTATTGTCAGATAATAAAGAGACATGGCCTAGAATGTATGCACTACAAAAAATAAATTATAAACCTACACCAGAGTGGAAGTTTACTGTTGAAAGAGATGATGGAGAAACAGTTCAGATACACGCAAAGGATATCTATAAATTAGAAAGTCAAAAAGCATTAAGAGCACTATTAATGGAACAAGCTTTTGTAGTATCTCCAAATGTAAAAGGCAACGAGTTCATAGAAATAATGAGAGCATTGTTTGATAAGGAGAAAGTAGAAATAATAGAACCTGCAGAAGGAACAAGTCCTACTGATGTATTACAAAAACATTTACATAAATATATTTATGGACCGAGAGCTACCACATACAAATCTTTTGAAAGTGGTAAACCTTTTATAGACAATCAATATGCATGGTTTGTTTATGATGAATTTTATGCAGACTTAAAAACAAAAGAATGGAAGATAGATCCACAAAGAACTTCTTACATGATACGAGAAATATTTAAAAGTGAAAACAAAGATAAAAAAGCATTGTTTAATAAACCAAAAAGATTTCCAGGCAAGAACTCTAATGGAGATTACTTTCCACCAATAAAAGCATTAAGAATACCTTTGTATTTATTCGAAGAAAAAAAAGACGTAAAAGAAATAGTTGAGTTTGAGGATGAAGAGGACATCTTATAATGATATATAAATACTTTGGTCCTCCAGGCACTGGTAAGACTCACAAATTAATTAGTAGAGCAAAAGCTTATGTAAGAATAGGCACTCCTTTAAATAAGATAGGATACTTTGCTTTTACCAAAAAAGCTGCAGGTGAGGCTAAAAAAAGAATGCCAGCACCAGATAAAAAACTTGTATACTTTCAAACACTTCATTCTTTTGCATTTAATTTATTAAATTTAAAAGAGGAAGATGTGATGCAACCATATCATTATGAGAACTTTGGAAAGAAATTAAATGTAAGAGTAAAATACTATGACAGGTACAACAAAGAAGAATCACACTTTCTAACTTGTGACAATCCATACTTTCAATTAATACACAGGTCTATAAATAGATGTGTTGATGTAAGAAATGAATTTGATCGTGGAGAACATAACTCAAAAGAAGTTGAGTGGTCTATGCTAAAGCATATATCAGAAAACTATACTGAATATAAAAACAAAAAGAAACTTATTGATTTTAATGACATGATAGAAATGTTATTGATTAAAGAAAATAAAATTCCAGAATTTGATGTTGTGTTTATAGACGAGGCACAAGATCTATCACCACTGCAGTGGAAGTTGTATGATAAACTAAAAGAAAAAAGCAAGGACATATATCTTGCAGGTGATGATGACCAAGCTATTTTTGCCTGGGCAGGAGCTGATGTAAACAGATTTATAACTGAACCTGCAAAAGAAAAAATATTAAAATATTCAAAAAGAATATCTAAGTCAGTTCAAGAACAATCACAAATGTGTGTGGAAAATATTTTAGGTGAAAGAAAAATAAAAAATTATTACCCAAGAAATTTTGAGGGCTTATGTGAAGATATAGCAAACTTAGATCAAGTTGATTTGTCAAAGGGTAAGTGGTTGATACTAACAAGAACTGTATCTAGATTATTAAAAATAGAAGATGAATTAAGAAAAAAGAATATTTATTTTGAAAGTAACAGAGGTAAAAGTATAAAAGTAAGACTGTACAAAGCTGTAAAAAACTATATGCTCGCACAACAAGGAAATAAACTGGAGGAGAAAGATTTAAAAGAACTAAAAGAATATATGGGAGAAGAACCAGATTATAAAAAAGATTGGTACGAGGCTTTTAAAAACACTGAACAAGAAGACAAAGATTATTTGCTTGGTTTATTAGATGCCAAAGAAGATTTGGATCAGGCTCCAAGGATCTGGATATCCACTATACACGCTATAAAAGGTGGAGAAGAAGATAATGTAATACTATGTTTAGATTTAGGAGATAAAATATTGAAAGCAATAAAGAAAAGTCAAGACAAAGAAGACGAAGAGCATAGAGTTTGGTATGTTGGAGTTACTCGTGCAAAAAATAATTTATATAAATTAAAAGCAAGAATTCAAAGAAAAGGATACAAATTATAATGAATTTATACCATGAGTATAAACCGATCGGGATAGAGATAAGTTCAGCGGCAAGTGGTAGTGCCGTGGTTGGTCACCAAGTTAATACGGTGTCTCGAATCCCACATCTAATCATCAATCACGCCGTATTAACACCTACCACATATTAAAAGGAGGTAAATATATGACAGATAAAAATATATTGGATGAAGCATTTCCACAATACACTCAGGTGGGAGGGAATCACTATACAAAGTTTCCCATACAACCCTATGAGTTTATTTCAAAAAATAATCTTTCGTTTTTTCAAGGGAATGTTGTAAAGTATGTTTGCAGATATAAAAGAAAAGGCGGTGCAGAAGATATTAAAAAAATAATACACTATTGCCAATTAGAGTTAAAAAAAATGAAAGATACAAAATGACAGCTAGTTATGGTTTTGGAATGTTATTTATTG